ACAAGTTGCCATCCAAAAAGTGGCGATTACTGATTTATAAACAGGGGGCACCTGATGGCTGGACCTGATTGCGAACCGGGAATAAAAATAAACACGAAAGAGATCGACGCGACCGACGACGACGGGCTCATGCTTGGTGCCGATGGTGATAAGCTGGGATTTTATGGCGAAACACCCATCGAAAAACCGGAGGTTACCGGGTCCAGGAGTGGAAATGTTGCTTTGGCCGGTTTATTGACGGCTTTGGGTAATTTAGGTTTAATTACCGACAGCACCACTGATTAGGGGGCGTTATGTTTTGGTTTATTGAAACGGAAACTTTAAAAGCCATTGAACGGGCCGAAGAAAGCGGCTGGCAGCCGTCCGCGGAAGAAACCGCGGCGTTTGTCGCGCGCACCCAGGCCGCCGAAGGCGGTTCCCGGATTCTTGAAAAGTCCGGGCGGTCCGCGGTTGTGAATGTGACCGGGATTCTTACTCCGAAACCGTCCCTTTTCGCTTACATTTTCGGCGGCGGAAATACTACATACCCGGAAATTATTCAAGCGGTTGCCGAAGCCGAAGCGGACGAAGACGTCGAAGACATAACGCTGGCAATTGACAGCCCCGGCGGCGTTGTTTCGGATTTGTTTTTTGACGCAATGGCTGCGGTTTCAGCCGCGAAGAAGCCGACCGAAGCCCGCATTTCCGGAATGGGAACTTCCGCGGCATTTGGGATCGCAAGCCAGACGGACAAAATAACGGCCAAGAATGCCGCAACTTTGACGGGTTCGGTCGGCGTTGTGACTTCCCGTTTTGTGTCTTCACAAATTATTGATATAACGTCAACGGCCGCGCCGAAGAAATATCCGGACGCGGCAACGGAAGAAGGGCGCGCGGTTATTCGGGAAGAACTTGACGCCGTCCATTCGCTATTTGTAGACGCAATCGCGCAGGGGCGCAGCGCGGCAACGGGCGAAAAAATCACAGCAAAAAAAGTGAATTCAGACTTCGGCCAGGGCGCAACGGTCCTGGCGGTCGAAGCTGTAAAGCGGGGAATGATAGACGGAATCGCGGAATCAGGGCCGGACGCTTCCGAAAGTCAAACCCCCAAAAATAAAGCCGCCAAAAATGGCGGGGAATCCTTGGAGGGAAACATGGACCTTACAGAACTGAAGGCCAACCACCCCGACGTGTATGCGGCGGCGGTTGCCGAAGGGGTCAATCAGGAACGGGATCGCGTTTCGGCGCACCTTGAACTGGGAACCGCTTCGGGGGACATTGAAACGGCCCACGCGGCGATCCGGGACGGGTCCGAAATGACCCAGGCGCTTTCGGCCAAGTATTTGGCCGCGGGCATGAACCGGGCCGCTGAAAACACCCGGGAAAGCGAAAACGTTCCCGCGGGCGCTTCGAATTCCGAAGCCGAAGGGGCCGCCGAAGACAAGGGCGCGGAAATTGCCGCCCTGGTCGAAGAACTTGAAGGCGTGAAGCCGAAGGGGGCCGAAATTGAGTAACATTGACGTAGACAATGTGGACCTGGGAAACGTTATCCTGGAAGACGTTCGTTTTGAAGACGGACTTTTAACTTTCGGGGACGCCGGAACCGTGGTCGCCGGGACTATCCTGGCGCGCGATTCCGTTTCGTTGAAGTTCGTCCCGTTCGTCAAGGGCGGAACCACGAACGAAGACGGCATTCCGAAGGCCGTTTTGACTTATGACGTTACGGCAGCCGAAGCAGGCGACGTTGCCATGCGGGCCCTGGTAAACGGCCGGGTTCGGAAAGAACGTCTTATTATTGACGCAGACGGGGACGGCTCAAACGTTGACGCCGCGGTTCTTGACGGTCTTCGTAATTATTCAATTACGGCGCTGTCCGTCAAAGACCTGTCCGTTCTGGATAATCAGGCCTAAGGGGGGACCGGACAAATGGCGCAGACTTACAACGAAACCACCAGCCGCATGATTGCGGCCTATATGCAGAACGCCGCCCCGCAGCGGTTTCTGTCTTCTTTCTTTCAGAGTCCCCCGCGGAATTTCTTTGACACGGAAGAAGTGACAATTGACATTCAGCGGTCGGACGAAGAAGTCGCCGTGGTCATTGACGATTTGACCACCGGCTGGCGGCGCAATTCGAAAGACCTTTACACGAACAAATCGTTCATTCCGCCCATCTACAAAGAAGCGGGCGTTTTGAACGCTTTCGAACTTTTGAAGCGGTCCGCGGGACGGAACCCGTTCGAAAGTCCGGCTTTCCAGGCCACGGCCATTTCGCGCGCCTTTGATGTATTCCGCAAGGCGGAAGAAAAAATTCAGCGCGCAAACGAACTGCAAGCCAGCCAGGTTTTGCAGACCGGAACGGTTAGCTTGATTGACGAAAACGGGACGGTCCGTTACGCCATCGACTACCAGCCGAAGGCGACCCATTTTGCGAATGCCGGGACGGCCTGGAACGCTTCCGGCGCGGACCCGCTGGCGGACATTGAGGCCTTGGCCGAAGTTATCCGTGACGACGGGTTGCAGGAACCGGACATTCTTTTGATGGGCGCGGACGCTTTCCGCGTATTTATCGCGGACGAAACGGTTCAAGCCCATTACAATAACCGGCGCATTGATCAGGGGACTATTTCCCCGATGCGTCCGAACGGCCTGGGCGGCAAATATCGCGGCTACGTTGAAGTCGGGAACTATCCGTTTGACATTTGGACCTATGGCGGCCGCTATAATCCCGCGGACGGTTCCGCTAAAACGGAATTTTTGACCCGGGACAAAGTGGTCGTTCTGTCAAGCGGCGGCCGTCTTGACGCCGTTTTCGGCGCAATTCCGCGGCTGGTTCCGCCGGAATCCCGCGTTTTGCCGTACCTTCCGACGTCCATTTCGAATGCGGCAAACGGAATGAACCTTTACGTAAACGCTTGGGTTTCCACGGATGGTGAAAACCTTCACGTCGGCGCGGGCGCGCGGCCGTTGTTTATCCCGACCGCGATTGACACGTTCGGCTGCCTTGACACCGGAATTACTGCCTAAAGGGGGCTGGCATGGCTTACAAAGTGAAGGAAGGCCGTTCAATTTCGGCAACCGGAAAAGGGGTCCTGGGACCCGGCGCGGAAGTGACCGCGGACCTGGTGGGCGGCGCAGATAATCTGCAGCGGCTTATCACCGCGGGCGCAATTGAAGACACGAAGGCCCCGGCGGCTCCGGCCGCCCCGGCCCCGGCTCCAGCGCCCGAACCCGATCCGGAACCCGAAACGGAAGAAACCGAACCCGAATCCGAAGAAGCGGACGAACCCGAAGAAGGGGAAGGCCGCCGCAAGAAGAAACGGGGGCGGGGGCGTCCGCGGACGGCTTAAACCGTGGAAAACATTCGCACAGCCGCCGAAGCCGACCTGGCGTTTACTCTTGAAGACAACGCGGGCGGTTTCGGCTGGCTTGTGAATGTCACGGACCCCGCGGGAAATACCGCGGACCTTTACGGCGTAGCCAGCGAAATTGCGGAACTGATTGACCCGGACACCGGACAAAGCGTTTCCGGCCGGTATGCGAAAGTTACACTTCGGCTGGCGTCGGTTTACGCTTCCGCATTGGACGGAATCCCCCGGGGAATCCCGGACGAAAGTTCAAAGCCGTGGGTATATAAGTTCAATGACATAAACGGAAACCTTTTAACGTATAAAGTCATTGAGTCAAGACCCGACCGGACTTTGGGCGTTGTGACTTCCATTCTTGAAGGGTACAAAGAATAAATGACTTATTCCCCGCTTGAAGGGTTAATCGACAAGACTGATAATTTTGAATTAATCGGTCTTCAAATTGCCGCTATTCTTGCGAACGAATCGGCAAATCAGCAAGCCCTGGCAACCGCGGCGGGGAAAGACCCGACCCTTTGGAAAATGAATGTCTATCACGAACGGATTGACCCGTGGGAACAATTTTTAATTGAAGACCCGGACCCGACCCCTATTGTCAATATTTGGATGGATAATTCGAATTTTCCGGGGGCGAAGGGAAATCCCGTTGAACGGCAGACAAGCGAAACCGTCTATAATTTAGACCATTATGGTTACGCTATAAGCCAAGACGACGGGGCGACCGGTCATATTGCCGGGGACGCGGCTTCCGCCTTTGAGGCGCAGCGCTGTCTTCGGCTTTCCCGCAATATTTTGATGGCGGGAAAGAATACTTATTTACAACTTCGGGGCCTGGTTGGAATCCGATGGCCGCAAAGTATAACGCAATTCCAACCGACGCAAGACGGCCGCCAGGTTCAACGTATAACCGCAATCCGGATGGCGCTGCGGGTACAGTTCAACGAATTTTCCCCGCAGCTTACCGGAAACCCGCTTGAAGTTAATTTTATAGATGTAAAGCGGGCCCTTGACGGTCAAGTTCTAATTTCGGCGGCGTATGATTACACCGCATAAAACGGAGGTTTAAAATGGCTATTTCTTCGGCAGTTTCCCCCGGCGCGGTTGCGCGCGTCGTCGGAATTGAAACGGTTTTTAAGAATTTGCGCGCGGGGAACGCCGCAATTCTACCGCAAAACTTGATGGTGGTTGGGCAGGGCGCAACGGCCGCAACCTATTCAACGGACAAACGCCAGGTTTTTTCGGCGTTTGAAGCCGGGTCCCTTTACGGGTTCGGGTCCCCCGTCCATTTGGCCGTGAAAGAACTTCTTCCGGTTTCGGGGGACGGCGTGGGGTCAATCCCCGTTATTGTATACCCGATGGAAGACGCGCCCGGCGCTGTGACCGCGGCATGGACTATTACGCCCAGCGGGACGCAATCCGGAACGGCCGCTTATGCGGTTTACGTCAACGAAATTCCGTCCGAAGCGTTCACGATTGAAGACGGGGAGCTGGGAACGGACCTGGAAGCCCGGATCGCGGCCGCAATAAACGCGGCCCTGGATTTGCCCGTAACCGCGGCGGCCGGTTCGGACGTTGTGGACGTAACCGCCAAATGGGGCGGCGCTTCCGCGAACGGAATCCAGATCGAAGTCCGCGGCCCCGCGAACGGAATCACTTTCACGGTTGCCGTTGACACCGCGGGCGCAACGAACCCGGACGTTCAAGACGCCCTGGACCAGGTCGGGGACGTTTGGCAGACTATGGCGCTGAATTGTCTTGAAAGCGCCGACACGGACGCCCTGGACACTTATTCCGCATTTGGCGAAGGCCGATGGGACGCGCTGACACGCAAGCCCCTGGTGGTCTTTACCGGAAACACCGAAGCGGACGTTTCGACCGCGGTTGCAATCACAGACGCGCGCACCACGGACCGCGTCAATTGCCAGCTAGTTGCACCGGGTTCAAAGAACCTTCCGTTCGTTGTAGCGGCCCGGCAGCTTGCGCGAATTGCGGTCGTTGCGGATTCCAACCCGCCGAAAGATTACGGGTCACAGCTTGCAACCGGCCTGGTTCCCGGAACGGACGCCGAACAATGGACCGCCGCGCAGCGCGAGGCCGCGGTTAAAGCCGGTTCGTCAACCGTCAAAATTGTCGGCGGCGTTGTAGCGGTTTCGGACGTAATAACGTCTTATAAACCGTCCGGCGATCCGGTCCCCGCGTACCGCTTTGTGGTTGATATTGTCAAACTGCAAAATATCATTTTCAACCTAGATTTGATTTTTGCGAATGACGAATGGGACGGCGCGCCGCTTATCCCGGACGACCAGGCAACCGTCAACCCGGCCGCGAAGCAGCCGAAAGCGGCCCGTTCGGCCGTTGCGGCCCTGATTGACAGCCTGGCCGCGAACGCCATCATTTCGGACCCGGTCGCGGCGAAGGCAACCATTCAGGCCGAAATTGATTCCGGAAACCCGAAACGGTTGAATATTGCCGTCACGGTTCAGCTTTCCGGGAATGCAAATATCATTTCTATTACGCTAAACTTCGGTTTCTATTTCGGAACCGTTGCGGCGGCATAAAGGGGGTTTGAACCATGCCCGCAGTAGGTGGAAGTATTGAAAGTGTCGTTCTTGATGGCCGCTATTTTGCCGTCGCGGCAGACGCGGAATCCAACCGCAAGCTGGGCGGTTGGGAAAATGAAGTTCAATCGAACGGGGACGCAAGCGCGCGGATTATCAAGACGCGCGTTCCCTTGCAGATTGACGGCCTGGCGCTAGAAACGGACGATTCCCGCGGCGACCAGGAATACCTGCAAGACCTGGCGGACTTGAAGGTTTTCTTCCCGCTTGTGATTACATACGCCAGCGGCCTGTCATATCAGGGCGAGGCGGCAATCACCGGGGAATTTGCCGCGTCAAGTCAAAACGCAACCACGCCGGTCACGTTGAACGGTCCGGGCCGTTTGGAAAAACAGTAAAAAGAACGCCGCGGCAGCGGGTTCCCCGTTTTGTCTTAGCGGGGGAGTTTGAAACCCGCCCTGGCCGCTTTGGGGGACGGGGCGCCCGTTGCCGCGGCGTTATATCAAGAAAGGGGTTTCAAAATGGAAGGTCAAGACTTGAAGACGGAAGCCGCCGCGGCCCCCGCGGCAAAATACAAAATCGGGAAAGAACCCGCCGAGGCGGACTTTGCCCGGCTTTGTGATACCTGGGACATTGACACGGA